GGCTTGTCCAGATGACGATATAGTTGTAAAGCTACCTGCATCAGCACTAGAAGCACCAATACTTGCACCATCTATAGTACCTCCATTGATGTCTATGTTGGAAAAAGCAGCACTACCAGTTACAGATATAGAATCAAAATGTCCTACACCATCAATGTGTATGTCTTTAAATTTTAAGGCTGTAGTACCAATGTCTATATCATCATCGGTTACAGGAACAATAGCACCGTCTTGAATACGCAATTGTTCTACTGCAGATCCACTTACCTCGCTAAAAAATCCTATACGGTTATTAGTAGTATCTATTACAACTTTATTTAGTGCGTCTGTGTCAGCAATGAGAGGAACAAAAGCACCCTCTGTAGAACTACCATCATGTCTGTGACCACCTGATAAAGCAAAAGCATCTCGTATTGCGTTATACTCTGCGTTTACTGGTGCAGCTTTAATAACCGCATTTGCGATAATGTCAGCTACTGATTGTCTTGTATAACCTGCCATATTATAACCTGTCTCCTACTCCAAATGTAACCACTAGACCTTGGATACTGTGTGATGCATTGGAATCATTAGTTACGAATTTTAAAGATGCGGATTTACCTGATCCTGATATATTAGTGCGTTGCACTGGTGATGGGTTACCATCGTAAATTGCTGTACTATTATATAACGCCTCGTTATAAAATGCTGCAGCACCTGTAGTGGATAAATTAAAGTTTGTCGGATTAAGTGTGTCTACATCTTCATAATCATATACAGCCGACATTACAATAGAATTATCACCTTCTGATCTAAGATAAGTTGCTACAGTGTAAAATATCTTGCGTTGCTCTGGGTCTTGCATATGGAAGAAAGGAGTTTGAAACAAACTAAATATATCTGTTCCTGCAAAGCTAGTACCCTGTTCTTGCCTATACACTTTACCTGTATTGTCACCGTGTATTACAAATTCGTTCTGACCTATGTACCCACTATCTGCACACGTAGCTGTAATACCTAGTAACTGCCCATACTCAAACTGTAGTCCGTTTGGTGTTTGTCTAAAGCCGCCTATAACGCCCTGCGAATCTGCTGCACCAAAGAAGTATCTAAACTGAGTCTTTTGTTTTATAGTTACAGCGTTAAGACTGTTAAGATCAATGTCAAAAACGATGTCTGTAAATATAGATTGAATATCTTTTGATACCGTTTCTAGATTAACGTCACCGATCTTTGCTGTTCCTGATATAGGACGTAAACCATCCTGTGATAGGAATAATAGATCACCGCCTATTTCTATAACACTATCTGTAGCTAGACATCCTAAATCATCTGTAACAGTTTGTAACACAAAGTTAGCTAGTGCAGTACCTCCTAGCTTTTTAATATTAGTTGACCCAAATATAAACAACTCGTTTCTAAAGGATCTGATGGCAACTATAGGAAAACCTACGTTTATTACACCTGCACCATTGGCTGCAGAAAAGTCTCCTTCATCAAGTGGCGCACTAAAGAATAACTTTGTAGGTTGCCCTGGATCACCTGCTAAGAACAAATGATTTTGAAACACTGCAGAGTATTTAGGGGCTGTAGGCGCATTTGAGTGATTTATCTGTGCATACGTGCTTCCATCATATGTAGCTGCATGATTTACACTATCTGTCAAAACTACTTTTGGTGTTCCAAAATTTAGCCTTGAAAATCTAATCTTGGTCACACCTGTCATTGTAGGTGAGCCTGTAGTGGTTACAGCATTCCAAGAAGAAGTAGAATTACTCCAATGATGTAAATAATTATTACCTGTTGATGGTTTTCTACAAGCTAAGATACCATCGTTTATTCCATCTGCTACACATACACCCAACACAGGTGTGTTTGCTTGACCTGTTACTGTGCCAAAATCGTTAGAAAATCCACTTATTTTTCTATAGCCACCAGTAACAGCAGGTTCATAGTTAATTAGAGATATAGCTGACCCGGGCTGTGTCTCACCTTGAGAAAGCACATCCCTACTAGTGTTAAGACCTCCCTGACAGAAGACTTTGAAGGAAGCTAGATTATCAGCCATTATATACCGCTAGTAAAGGAACTTGTTCTTGAATCACCTACAACAGTAGAGCGTACAAATAAAGTATCATCAAAGGTAACTCTACGCATTGTTTTGATGCCATCTTCAAAGTTATTCTGATGCATAGCAGCACTCTGTTCGTTGCTACGGAAGCGCATCATAAACATCATAGCACCATCTATAACTACATGTTTAAAACGATCTGGTATAATAGCTACATCGTTAAAGGCAGTTAAGTCCGTAGGAAATCTCCAATACACATACTCCACTTCATAAGCTGCGTCAGGTATAGGGCTAACACCAAATGAATTACCTAATGTCTGATACACTATAGCAGGAGGCCCATCCCCATTTACTTGATCACCTGTATCATCTGATGGACGTACATTCTGTATGTACTGCTCATAAGATATAGTGCTTAATGGCATAGGACTGTTATTTTCGGAGGACAGCTTCTTTAGATAGAATGTATCCCAATCTGTGCTAGAATAATCTGCAGGAAAGTCGTACTGTCTCGTGCCTACACTAAGCGTCTGTGTAAAGGTTGTTTTAAGAAACGGCCACTCCTGACCGTCCTGTAGAATAAGTCTAATGCTACTATTAACTGCATCTTTAGCTAAGGCTTGTACGTTTCTTACAGAGTCGAAGCCATCACCTGCAGTATCAAGCGTAACTTCGTTTAAACGTCTTAGTAATTCATTTACTAATGTAACATAAGTAGCCATAGAGTTATCCTACTGTTAGATATGCTGAAGGGCCAGCCATAAATAAAGCCAGCCCAACAGTATATTTAATATTATGCAGCGTTGTAAACGGCTGACACCAATGCTTGTGGACGCAAGATTTTGCGGCCGTATAGGTGCATACCACGTACAATGTCTGCAAATGAGTCTGGATCACGGTAGTTTTCAACTTTGTTGATCTGCTCTGCAGAAGCAACCGCATCTTCCTGACCTGCCAAGATAACACCGTAGTTATCGTCTTGTGCAGTTGAACCTGATGTACCTGCACCTGTACCTTTAGCAGGTAGGTTGTTAGATACATAAAGTCGGAAGCCGTGTAAGTTGTTAACAGCTAATCCGTTTTGTAGACCTGATCCACCGAAATCAGAATTTAGTAGACGTGAGTCTTCGTCTTTCAAGATTTCCATGAACACTGGATCAACAACCAGCCATCTGCCTCGTGAGTCAACATTTGCTGTATCCATCTGACGAGCCATACGTGCAATCACAGTCAACGGAGATGTCACAGATGTAGACAACGCTGTTGCACCTGGAAGACGTGCAGCTAGAGGAATGGAGTCACCAGTTGTACCTGATGAAGCTGATGTTGTGATGTGTCCAATGTCGGACATATCTAAACGGTTTGCTTTTAAAAATTCACCGTTAAGCTCACCTGATGTTGGGTGCTGTGCTGTACCTGAAGAGGTAGTAATGATAGCACCGCTTGCATCGTGACCTGACATATACTGAAGCAAGTCTGCGTCCATTGCGTCAGCCATTTTGTATGCTGCTCTATCTGCAGCTAGGCTTACGAAGTCAACAGATGCGAACTGATCTTCGATGTCATCCATTTTGAAAGCAAAGTAGTTAGCTTTGTCAATGGTGAGTGAAAACTCAGAATCGTCTAAGTCTTCTACGCTGATTGCAGTTTTACGCTCAAGAGCGTTGACTGTTACATCAGGCTCTTTCTGGATGCGAACTACATCACCTTGGTTTGCAATCTCTCCAAAGTAGGAGTTGTTAGTGATTGCGTTTGCAACAGATGCTTTTCTCAGAGCAATCTGTGCTTGTTTGGAATAGATTATCGGACTAAAATTGCCGTCAAATCCTGTTTTGCCAGAGGCAACTGCTATAGCCATAATTAAATCTCCTTTATAGATATGGCGTGATAATTGACACTACATATCCACTATAAAGAGGCTCTTGGTATCAGGGTAGTCAGTTTACAGAAAGGTTGGCCTACCTGTCTGCACTGGGCCTATACTTTGAGGTAAGTCTTTTTGTGGCTAGTGCTTGTAAAAGCATACACACCAATTAGGGTGTATATGCCATAGTTTTACTTACGTAATTTAATTTGTCAACTATTTTCTTGACACATCGTAAATAAACTTTCCGTTACGTTGGGCGTCCATTATTTCTTCTTGACGCTTCTCGTATTCTTTAATCGACATCTTAGCTACCTGAGACTCTCTTAGATAGTTTGTCTCTTCACTAGCGTTAGGTGTCGTAGTACGTTTTGTTGTCACAGAAGCTGCTGCATTTTTATCTTCTGAGGGCTTCTTTGTTTTATTGGTAATGCCCTTGTCTGACTTGTAAAGATCGATTACACGAGATACCGATTTAGCATCATCTACATTCTCATACAAAGCATCCTGTACCCACTTGGGTTGCTCTTTTGCCCACTCATGGAATGAGTCATCCTCACGAATGGTGTTGAAGTCAGGATGCATCACAGCTAGTTCAGCTTCAGCTTTTTCACGTTTAGCTGTAACTCTTAGCTCTTCTACTTCTTTCAAACGTTTATCTATATCTGAAGAACGTTCCTGTGCTTTCTTATCTGCTATCGCTTCTACTATACCTGCTACATCAGGATACTTCTTAGACCAAGCTTCTATCTCTTTTTCTGACTTAGGTAGTACAAGTTCATTCTTAGCTGCAGACTGTAACTGTGCTTCTAGTTTATCGAACTTGCGTTTCCACTCTTCTTCCTTATCTTTCATGTGCCGCCTGATGTCACCATAGCGTTGCTTGAAGGTTTTTTCTTCAGCACTCAGGTCATCATCATCGTCATCTGCTTCTTGTGCTTCGGCTTTGGGTTCTTCTTCTTGTTTGGAATCACCCTCTGCCTGTACTGGTTCAGCTTCAGGCTCTTTGCTATCGGGTTCAGCTTCAGCTTCAACAGGTTCTTCTTGAGTTTCATCTTCCTGTGTGTATCCTGCTTCTTTTAACAGTTCACGTAACTCTGCTTCATCCTTATTGATTCTTGCTTGGTTACGCATATGAGATGCGGAATGCACCTCTACTTGTTCTACTTCAGCCATTTTGTTTTCTCCTTATGTTGGGGCCAGCCGTAGCTGGGTAGCCTTATAGTTATATGGAATTTATTTTTATACAAGCTCTCCTGGCGGTGTTATGCTTGCGCTAGTGGTTTCTGTTTGTCCGTAGGTAGATCTATTTTCTCCTACAGTATTACCGTCTTTATCTTTACTAAAAATAACAGGATCATCATCTTTGTTTAGTACAGTTCCTTGTTTCAAGGTTGCTCCTGTTGGAATAACTGTCGGTGTTGGTCTTGGGCTAGGTTTTTTACTTACGTTTGTACCACTTCCTGCAGTGCTTCCTTTAAGTTGAGTTGTATCCACACCTCTACGTGCACCCATGAATGAGTCTCTTAGTTTTGGGCCTTGAACACCTATCTTTTTATCAAACCCAAGTAAATCACCTAACCATGTATCAGCAAAGTTTCTTTCATCATCACCGCTTACATCAGTTAATCCTTCATAGATGCTACCTTCACCACCGAAGATGCTACCCTTGCGTTTACTTTGATCTTTTAATTCATCATTGTACTTAGCTACAGC